ATTCTGTATTTATATCTTCTGAAATATTCATTTTTTTAATAAAAATTTTGTCATTTATATGTTTCATTTCAAAATTATCATTTTCATTTATTTTTTTTATATTATTTTTTTTTTGTTTTTTATAACAAAATGAACAAAAAATGCATAATAATATTAATAAACCACTAATTAAAAAAGCAATATATAATGTACTTGTTAATGAAACAGTGGAGGTTTCAGTATGTCTTATATCTAATGGATCACTAATTGAATATAAAGTTTCACTAGTAAATACAATAAATCGTAATCTATAATTAAGAGTTTTATCTAATAATGTATTATTTAATTTACTTTTTATATTTAGTAAACCATCTCCTAATAAAAATTTACCAGATGATTGTAATTCATTATTTATGTTATTTATATTTAACCGTTTTTTCATAGTTAAATATGGAACTAATCTAGTAGATAATACTCCATTTGTATTATTAAATAACATTTGGTAATTATCATTTTTTAATTTTTTATCATTGGTAGGAAATACAATTGTTGGATCTAACATACTTGTGCCATAATCACAAATATTATCACAAAATCCTCCACATATTTCACCTGAATTTATACTAATAAAAGTAAATCCAAATATATGAGATTCGCAAGTATTAAATATATTATAAGAACCAAAAAATCCTTTTATACCTTCATGTGGAAATGGTAATGTTGAAATTCCTGTTGAATTTTGTGGGATGTGAACAACCATAGGTGTTTGTTCATTTATACTATATGGTTCTGAAATAATCCATATTTTTGTTATTTTACCAGTTTCGTTTGTTAAAGAAGACCAACTAACAATAATATCATCATCTTTATTTAATACTAGATTTAATGGTGGAGGTTTTGGAGGAGCACTTACACTTGTTTTTAAATTAATTATATTGACTGGTCCTTCTCCAATTGCGGTTGTTAATGGATAAACATTAATTATATAGTCAGTATCTGGATTTAAATTATTTAAAAGTATAGTTGTTAAATTTGTAAAAAATGTATTTACAATAGATGGAGTTATAACTATTTTTGGATTTGGACCATATGTTATATATTTCCTTTCTAATCTAGTATATGACACATTATAACGAATAATAGGACCATGTTGATGAATAATTCTGGGAGGTTCCCAATGTATTTTTAATTTTGATTGTTCATTAAGTATATGTTCATCAGGAGTTATACCTATAAAATATTTTACTAAATTTTGAACAGGTTCAGTTGGAATACCTGATTTTGTTATTATATCCTTTATTATAATAGGTTCCATTGGACTACTCTCATTTACAATTTTAAATACAAGTTTAAATGAATATTTAACTGATGGTTCCAAATTAGTTAAATGAAAATTATAACTTTGAGATGATGAATATTTAGAAATGGTAGATGAAAATAATATATCTGGATTCGCATAAGTATTTATAATATTTTTTTTTGTTTCCATAGTCGCCAATAAAATTACTATATTATCCGGTATTCCATAACAATATGTATTCAAATTTAATTTTGAACATGTCCACTTTATGTTAATAGAACTATTAAAAAATTTATTATATGTAACACTTATAGTATCTATACCAAGTCGTATTTTTAATAATAATGTATTTGATTTTATTTCATTATTTTTATGTTCTATAAGAAGTTTATTATTTATATATATATTACATTCATTAGAACATATATAACTCATTGGAATAATTGATGTAAAATTAGTATTTACTCTAACATTATAACTTGTTTGAGTTATATTATGAACTGATATAAATGGTAATCCAATATTATTACAATTATTCGCACCATTATATAAAGTATATTTCCCACTTGGACATTCTTGGCAATTTATTGAACCTATTTTATCAGTAAAATTACCAGGATTACATAATTTACAATTAATCGCACCAGTAATATTTGAAAAATTCCCTAATTCACAAGGTATATATGTCTTTGAACCTTCTTTTGGAACATAATTACCGATAGGAGATATAATACATGATGATAAATTTATTGATTTATAATCTGGATTGTATTTTCCAGCAGGACAGGGTATACAACTACTTTGTTTTAGGTTATTTTGATAATACCCTGGTTCACAATGAGTATAATTTGGCGATCCCGGTACACTAACATATGTCCCTATTGGACTTATTAAACAGGTTTCTGATGTTATGGCAGATAAAATAGATGAATATGTTCCTTTCTCACATGGAATACAACTATTAATACTATCAGCACCTAATTGTTCATTATAGGTTCCCATAGGACAAGGTATACATTTTGGTTGTCCTAATAAATTTTGATAAAACCCCATCGGACATTCAATACAGGTATGCGACCCATTATTTGGTTGATATTTACCAGGTGAACATAATTTACAAAATGATTTATTGTTTGAATTTATATTATTATTTGATGTTCCAATTGGGCATAAAATAGATGTGTTTTGACCCTCTTTATCTTGATATGTTCCTTTTGGGGTATCATAACAAAATGTAGAACCAGAAATATTTATAAAAGTTCCAACAGAACATGGAATACAATCATTAAGATTAGATAAACCATATTTCGTGTTCATATAACCTGGTTTACATAATTTACATTTAGTAGCACCATGTATATCACTATATGAACCAGGAAAACATTTTATTGGATTTATAGAACCTGGTTCAGATGTATATGTTCCTGGTAAATTTATATTACAATTTTCAGTACCATATTTATCAGTATATGTTCCTGGCGAACATTGTAAACAGGTTGATTCGCCTTCATGAGAATAAAATCCAGGTGAACACTTAATACAACTATCTATATTTGTAGATTTAATATTTATATTTTCTGTTCCTGCTGGACATTTTTTACAGGTAATTTGTCCTATTAAATTATTATATTCACCAGTCGAACATGGTTTACAAAAAATATGTTTTCCATCTTCATATGTCCCTATTGGGCAAGGAATACATATTTCATTTCCAGCAAAAGAATAAAATCCATTATCACATGTAAAACAATTATTTATAGTAGATGATGCGATAACATTACTATATGTTCCTGCTGAACATTTTTTACATTCAAATGAACCTAAATTATCAGTATAAGTTCCAGACGCGCAATTATTACATTCTATTCCACCAAATGTTGCTGTTCCGAGTGGACATTGTATGCACGTTGCTGAACCAATCACAGAAGTTGAACCATCTTTACACGGTATACAAGATGATACAAATATTGAATAATGGTTAGGGTTTTCTGTATTAACTGGACAAAAAGAACATTTTGAATTACTTTTTAAATTACATATTTCAGATATATATGAACCTTCGCCGCAATCATCATTACACGGTAAACATTTAGAACCATCACTCAAAGATTTATAAAATCCATCTTGGCACGGAACACATACTGGATTTTTATCAGAAAAACATGGATGATTTAATTCAAATCCTGGGTCACATATCGAACTACACGGTAAACAGTTAGAACCGTCAGCATGAGATTTATAAAATCCATCTTGGCACGGAACACATATTGGGTTTTTATCAGGAAAACACGGATGATTTAATTCAAATCCTAGGTCACATACTGAACTACACGGTAAACATTTTGAATCATCTATAATGGACTTATAAAATCCATCTTGACACGGATTACAAATAGAATTGGTTGTTTTTGAACATTTTTTATCTAACTCAAACCCAGGATTACAATCATTTATACATGGTAAACAATTTGAATCATCTGTAAGTGATTTATAAAATCCATCACTACACGATATACATATCGGATTATTTATACCACTACAAATTCCAGATAACATCATGCCACTTGGACATTCATTTCTACATTTTAAACATTCTCGATCTGATGTTAATGTACATGTTTTGGTTTCATATTCCAAATTTTTAATACATTTATTACATGATGCACATAAATTTGATGATGATAAATAATATTCAGATATACATTTTGAACATTTACTATTTAAAGAATTTGAACATATTGGTGTAGTTTCACAATTTTCAATAATATTACATGATTCACATTTGGTATTTTCTTTTATATTACACTCATTTAATATGTATTTACCTAAGGGACAATTCGTACATACAGTACATTTTATATTTCCTTCTATATTGCTAAATTCATTTGATAAACAACTATCACATTTAGTGCTACCTTTTGTTGATGTATAACTTCCAATTTGACAAGGTATACATTCTGCCGAATTTACTGTATCTGTATATGTTCCTTCTGGACATATTGAACAACCCCATAATTCGGTGCTTGAAACTCCGATATTAGGATTCGCAATATATTTATACCCCGGCGGGCATGGAGTACACTGATTTGTATTTGAATAACAAAATGTTCCTGACTGACACTGTGGAGTATTACAAGGTGGAGGCGGTGGAGGCGGTGGAGATCCATAACTGGCAACTGTGCCAATAAAAGATGTACCAATGAAAGATAAAATTAACACAATAGTTTTTAATTTCATTGGTTATACTATAAAATAATATAAATTTATAAAATAATATAAATTTATATTATTTTATTCATAAATAAATACACTTTTACTTCCACCATCATATACTTTCGCAAAACCTTCATTAATTAATATTTGATTGACTTCTTCTTCGGTCGTTTCATCGCTATATAAACGCACTAATAATCGTCCATATTTATCAAATTCACCACATTTTATAGTAATAATTTTACTATTCATTTCTAATAATTTTTTTACATTTTTTTTAGTTATCGAACTATTCAAAATATCACATTCACAATTTGTAACTAATTGAATTAATCGATTACGACATTGTTTTGCATGAATAATTTCTTTATCTCTATTCGCCTTTTTCAATGATGGTTTCATTTCCGGTGTATCTAATCCGCTAAGACGACAATTAAATTTTTGTAATTTATTATCATTTAATAAAACAATTTTACATGTGTCGCCATCATAAATATCTACAACTTTGCCGTGCATAGTCATACCATCTAAACTATATTGGTTTATATCTGAATTCTTTATTTCTTTTAATTTATTCATTGTATCCAAAATAGAATCATTCATTTATTATAGATATATTATATATAATCATAATAATATTTTTAAATAATATAAAAAATAATATTTTTAATTTTTTGTTGAATATATTTATATATTATATTAAATGCCAAAACCAGGAATAGTATACACACCTTCATTTGTAAGACTCCATTTTGCAATAATTCCAGGAGATTGTTTATTCGAAAGAATATCTTCAGATTTATAGACGTTGTTTGAATCGTCTATATAATAATGAATGCCTTTAATTTCTTGTACCCATACTTCTGTTTTTTTAATTGTTTTCATATTTATATTATTAACATTTACAATTCCGTGGGGTGTCCCTTTAATGTGTGTTCCACATAATGTATCACTATTCTTTTTATGACGTGTGCATTGTTCACCATTTGCTCGTTTAGCAATACACAAATTTTGTGGTTCAACTAAATTTTTAATCCTCTTTCGTTTTTTAAAATCTTCTTTGGTAAGCATTAAATTATTATAATCATATATGAATTGTAAAAATTGACTAGTGATGTCATTGCTACCCACTTTTACATGTGCACTGTTTGTTTCCAACCATTTCTTTAATGAATTTTTAAATTCAAGAGAATGTGATTCAATCTTAGCATTAATATTTTTTTCCATTATAAAAATGAATAATAAATAACTAAGATGTTATAATATTTATATTTATATTTATATTTATATTTATATCATTATCAATATCAATTTTTTAAAAAATTAAGAAGATTAATAATGATATTTATACAAAAATATTTTCTTTTTGTTTAGGCAAAATAAAATAAAATAAAACTAATGCTAAAAACCATATTAAATAATTAATATAAGACGAAATTTGTATTCCAAAAAAATTAAAGAATAATGTAATAATATTAATAAATAATATAATTCCAATTATTGTAAATAATATTTTGGTAGGTGTCATTTATATAATAAAATATTTTATTATATTATATTTTATTATATTATATTTTATTATATTATATTTT